TATTTTTATTGATCTTGTTAAGTAGCATTTCTCATAAGATGAAAACCATAGAAGCATTGGAGTATATGAATGCTTATCTTTTCAAGCAGTTAGTAAAAAATAATGGTGTTGAAGGTTTAGAAGATTATGAAAATGAAGTTGAACGAATTAGAAAAAGATTCAAAAGCTAAAGAGAGGCGTTGGCTTCTCTGCTCTATCTAAAATAATGAAAGGAGCCGAACATGTTAGACAAAGTCACTCAAATAGAAACAATTAAATATGATCGTGATGTCTCATATTCTTATGCTGCTAGTCGTTTATCTACACATTGGACTAATCACAATATGGCTTGGTCTGACTTTATGCAGAAGCTAGCACAAACAGTTAGAACTAAAGAAGATTTAACTGAGTACAATAAAATGTCTAAGTCTGAACAAGCCGATATAAAAGATGTTGGCGGATTTGTCGGTGGATATTTAAAAGAAGGCAAACGGCGTGCTGGTCAAGTCATGAATCGTTCAATGCTAACACTTGATATCGATTATGCTGCTCAAGATATGACTGACATATTATCTATGTTTTATGATTTTGCATATTGTTTATATTCAACACATAAGCATAGAGAGATAAGTCCAAGACTGCGTTTAGTGATTCCTTTAAAACGAAATGTAAATGCAGATGAGTATGAAGCTATTGGGCGTAAAGTCGCAGATATCGTTGGCATGGATTACTTCGATGATACAACTTATCAACCACATAGGCTAATGTATTGGCCTTCAACTAGTAACGATGCGGAATTTTTCTTTACGTATGAAGATTTACCTTTGTTAGATCCAGATACAATATTAAATGAATATGTTGATTGGACTGACACATTAGAATGGCCAACGTCTTCAAGGGAAGAGAGTAAGACTAAAAGATTAGCAGATAAGCAAGGTGACCCAGAAGAAAAGCCGGGAATTGTTGGCGCATTTTGTAGAGCTTATACGATAGAAGAAGCTATAGAAACTTTTATTCCTGACTTATACGAAAAACATTCTACTAACCGTTATACCTATCATGAAGGTTCAACTGCAGGTGGATTGGTGTTATACGAAAATAACAAGTTTGCCTATTCTCATCATAATACGGATCCCGTAAGCGGTATGCTTGTGAACAGTTTTGATTTAGTACGCATACACTTATATGGTGCTCAAGATGAAGACGCTAAAACAGATACTCCGGTTAATCGACTACCTAGTTATAAAGCAATGCAGCAAAGAGCGCAAAATGATGAGGTTGTTAAAAAGCAATTAATTAACGACAAAATGACTGATGCAATGGAGGATTTCGATGAAATAGAAAATAGCGATGATGCATGGTCTGAGACGTTAGAAATTACTTCGAAAGGTACTTTCAAAGCTAGTATCCCAAATATAGAAATTATATTGCGTAATGATCCAAATTTAAAAGGAAAAATAGCCTTTAACGAATTTACGAAACAAATTGAATGTTTAGGGAAAGTGCCATGGAATACTAATTTTAAGACACGTCAATGGCAAGACGGTGATGATAGCAGTTTAAGAAGTTATATCGAAAAGATTTATGACATACACCATTCAGGTAAAACAAAAGATGCCATTATAAGCGTAGCAATGCAAAATGCTTATCATCCAGTAAGGGATTATCTAAATAAAATATCGTGGGATGGACATAAACGTCTTGAAAAGTTATTTATCAAATACTTAGGTGTTGAAGACACTGAAGTGAATAGAACAACTACCAAAAAAGCATTGACTGCTGGAATCGCTAGAGTAATGGAGCCTGGATGTAAATTTGACTATATGCTTACACTTTATGGTCCTCAAGGTGTAGGTAAATCTGCTTTGCTAAAAAAATTAGGTGGTGCATGGTTTTCTGACAGTTTAGTTTCTGTTACAGGTAAAGAAGCTTATGAGGCCTTACAAGGCGTTTGGCTAATGGAAATGGCAGAACTTGCAGCTACAAGAAAAGCTGAAGTTGAAGCTATTAAGCATTTCATATCTAAACAAGTTGACCGATTTCGTGTTGCTTATGGGCATTATATTGAAGATTTTCCAAGGCAATGTATTTTCATTGGTACAACTAATAAAGTTGATTTCTTAAGAGATGAAACTGGTGGAAGACGTTTTTGGCCAATGACTGTAAATCCAGAGAGAGTTGAAGTGAACTGGTCTAAACTAACCAAAGATGAGATTGACCAAATTTGGGCAGAAGCTAAACACTATTATGAACAAGGAGAATATTTATTCCTTAACCCTGAACTAGAAGAAGAAATGCGTTCAATACAAAGCAAACATACTGAGGAATCTCCATATACAGGCATTATTGATGAATATCTTAACACACCAATTCCTAGCAATTGGGATGACTTAACTATCTTTGAACGAAGACGATTTTATCAAGGTGATGTTGATATGTTACCAACAGGAAATGTAGATTACGTTAAAAGAAATAAAGTCTGTGCGCTTGAAGTGTTTGTTGAATGTTTTGGTAAAGATAAGGGAGATAGTAGAGGATCTATGGAAATTAGAAAGATTTCAAACATCTTAAGACAATTAGACAATTGGTCTGTATATGATGGTAATAAAAGTGGGAAAATTCGATTTGGAAAAGATTATGGTGTACAGATAGCTTATGTAAGAGATGAAAGTTTAGAGGATTTAATATAAGAAATATTGAATAAATATGCATTTTAGAGTGTTGTATCAGATGTTGCATCATTTTTTGAGTGATGCAACACGGGAGTGTAAAAAGTAATCGTAGGTGTTGTATCATTTTTGGTGATGCAACATTGATGCAACAAATGATACAACACCTCTTTCCTTTCTAGCTGTAGGGTTCAACCCTGTTTGTTTCCAATGTTGCATCAAATTCACTATAAAGTTTAAAAAGTAGTGTTAGGGAGTAAAGAGGTATAGGGGTAACCTTCTAACAGCTATTTTTAAAAGTTTGGCAAGAATTGATGCAACATCGGAACACAAATATAAATTTTGTATACAAGGTGAATATATGAAAGAATCGACATTAGAAAAATATTTAGTGAAAGAGATAACAAAGCTAAACGGTTTATGTTTAAAATGGGTTGCACCTGGAACAAGAGGTGTGCCAGATAGAATTATTATTATGCCAGAAGGAAAAACATATTTTGTAGAAATGAAGCAAGAAAAAGGAAAGTTGCATCCTTTACAAAAATATGTGCATAGACAATTTGAAAATAGAGATCATAAAGTATATGTGTTATGGAATAAAGAACAAGTAAATACTTTTATCAGAATGGTAGGTGGAACATTTGGCGATTGACTTCAAACCACATAGCTATCAAAAGTATGCAATAGATAAAGTGATAGATAATGAGAAATACGGTCTGTTTTTAGATATGGGTCTAGGGAAAACAGTATCAACACTTACAGCATTTAGTGAATTGCAGTTGTTAGACACTAAAAAAATGTTAGTTATAGCACCTAAACAAGTTGCTAAAGATACATGGGTTGATGAAGTTGATAAGTGGAACCATTTAAATCATCTGAAAGTGTCTTTAGTTTTAGGAACACCTAAAGAAAGAAATGATGCATTAAACACAGAGGCTGATATCTATGTAACCAATAAAGAAAATACTAAATGGTTATGTGATCAATATAAAAAAGAATGGCCATTTGACATGGTTGTGATTGATGAACTGTCTACATTTAAAAGTCCTAAGAGTCAAAGGTTTAAATCTATTAAAAAGAAATTACCACTCATTAATAGATTTATAGGATTAACAGGAACACCTAGTCCAAATAGTTTACAGGATTTATGGGCTCAAGTTTATTTGATAGACAGAGGTGAAAGACTTGAGTCTTCATTCAGTCGTTATCGAGAAAGGTACTTTAAACCAACTCATCAAGTTAGCGAACATGTTTTTAACTGGGAGCTAAGAGACGGATCTGAAGAAAAGATATATGAACGAATAGAAGATATATGTTTAAGCATGAAAGCGAAAGATTATCTAGATATGCCTGACAGAGTTGATACTAAACAAACAGTAGTCTTATCTGAAAAAGAAAGAAAAGTATATGCAGAATTAGAAAAAAACTATATTTTAGAATCGGAAGAAGAAGGAACAGTTGTAGCTCAGAATGGGGCATCATTAAGTCAAAAACTACTTCAACTATCTAACGGTGCAGTTTATACAGATGATGAAGATGTAAGACTTATACATGATAAGAAGTTAGATAAGTTAGAGGAAATTATAGAGGAGTCTCAAGGCCAACCAATATTATTGTTTTATAACTTCAAACATGATAAAGAAAGAATACTTCAAAGGTTTAAGGAAGCAACCACATTAGAGGATTCAAACTATAAAGAACGTTGGAATAGTGGAGACATTAAGCTGCTTATAGCACATCCAGCAAGTGCAGGGCATGGATTAAACTTACAACAAGGTGGGCACATTATTGTTTGGTTTGGACTTACATGGTCATTGGAATTATACCAACAAGCAAATGCAAGATTATATAGACAAGGACAAAATCATACGACTATTATTCATCACATTATGACCGATAACACAATAGATCAAAGAGTATATAAAGCTTTACAAAATAAAGAACTAACGCAAGAAGAATTGATGAAAGCTATTAAAGCAAGAATAGCTAAGCATAAGTAATGGAGGTATAAGATGGGAAAGGCATCATACGATATTAAGCCAGGTACATTTAAATATATTGAGTCAGAGATATATAACCTACAAGAGAACAAGAAAGAGATAAATAGATTGAGAATGGAGATACTTAACCCAACGAAAGAGCTAGACACTAACATTGTGTATGGACCGTTGCAAAAAGGTGAACCAGTTAGAACAACTGAACTAATGGCAACAAGGTTATTGACTAATAAGATGTTACGAAACCTAGAAGAAATGGTCGAAGCAGTTGAAAGTGAATACTTAAAGTTACCTGAAGATCATAAGAAAGTAATTAGGCTAAAGTATTGGAATAGAGATAAGAAGCTAAAGATAGAGCAAATAGGAGATGCATGTCACATGCATCGTAATACAGTTACTACTATACGAAAGAACTTTGTTAAAGCGGTAGCGTATCATGCAGGTATCAAATAACATTGTGCAAAGATTGTGCAAAAGGCCTACAAATCTGTAGTAATATGATAGTATCGGAAAGATGTATAAAGTTATCTAAAAGTTATACGACACAAGTACACGAGGCACATCGCTATGCGGTGTGTCTTTTGTTATGCAATCAAAGAGGTGTAAGAGATGACCAAGCATAATAACATTTATAAGCATGGTCGTAAGTCATATCAATACGATTGGTTCTATCATTCAAAAGCATGGAAGAAGTTAAGAGAGATTGCATTAGATAGGGATAATCATCTTTGTCAAATGTGTTTACGTGAAGACATAGTAACAGATGCAAACATAGTGCATCATATTATTTATGTTGATGAAGATTTTAATAAAGCTTTAGACTTAGATAATTTGATGTCAGTTTGTTATAGCTGTCATAACAAAATTCATGCAAATGATAATGACAAAAGTAATCTTAAGAAAATTAGAGTATTAAAAATTTAAATAAAAAAATAATTTATTTTTATAGCCCCCTACCCATCGGCTTAAAATGTTTTTTCGACGGGTACCGGCGGGGGCCCTTCGCTTGCAACGCGGATAAACTTTTATGAAAGGGGGTCTTTATATGAAATTAACAAAAAAACAGCTAAAAGAATATATAGAGGATTACAAAAAATCTGATGACATATTAATTAACTTGTATATAGAAACATATGAATTTTATTGTCGGTTAAGAGATGAACTTAAAAATAGTGATTTGATGATAGAGCATACAAACAAGGCTGGTGCGAGCAATATTGTTAAGAATCCATTAAGCATAGAACTGACAAAAACAGTTCAAACACTAAATAACTTACTCAAGTCTATGGGTTTAACAGCAGCACAAAGAAAAAAGATAGTTCAAGAAGAAGGTGGATTTGGTGACTATTAAAGTTTTAAATGAACCTTCACCAAAACTATTAACAACATGGTATGCAGAGCAAGTCACTCAAGGGAAAATAAAAACAAGCAAATATGTTAGAAAAGAATGTGATAGGCATCTTAGATATTTAGAAAATGGAGGTAAATGGGTATTTGATGAAGAATTAGCGCATCGTCCTATTCGATTTATAGAAAAGTTTTGTAAACCTTCCAAAGGATCTAAACGTCAACTTGTATTACAACCATGGCAACATTTTATTATTGGCAGTTTGTTTGGTTGGGTTCATAAAGAAACAAAGCTGCGCAGGTTTAAAGAAGCTTTGATATTTATGGGGCGAAAAAATGGTAAAACAACAACCATTTCTGGTGTCGCTAACTATGCTGTATCACAAGATGGAGAAAATGGTGCAGAAATTCATTTGTTAGCGAATGTGATGAAACAAGCGAGAATTCTATTTGATGAATCTAAGGCGATGATTAAAGCTAGCCCAAAGCTTAGAGAAAATTTTAGACCTTTGAGAGATGAAATTCATTACGATGCAACGATATCTAAAATTATGCCACAGGCTTCAGACAGTGATAAGTTGGATGGTTTAAATACACATATGGGTATTTTTGATGAAATTCATGAATTTAAAGATTATAAATTGATTTCAGTTATAAAAAACTCAAGAGCGGCAAGATTACAACCCCTTCTTATATACATTACGACAGCAGGGTACCAACTAGATGGACCACTTGTTGATATGGTAGAAGCGGGAAGAGACACGTTAGATCAAATCATCGAAGATGAAAGAACTTTTTACTATTTAGCATCTTTAGATGATGACGATGATATAAATGATTCGTCGAATTGGATTAAAGCAAATCCTAACCTAGGCGTTTCTATCGATTTAGATGAAATGAAAGAAGAGTGGGAAAAAGCCAAACGCACACCAGCTGAACGAGGCGATTTTATAACAAAAAGGTTTAATATATTCGCTAATAACGACGAAATGAGTTTTATTGATTATCCAACACTTCAAAAAAATAATGAAATTATTTCTTTAGATGAGTTGGAAGGTAGACCATGTACTATAGGTTATGATTTATCAGAAACAGAGGACTTTACAGCCGCATGTGCCACTTTTGCATTAGATAATGGCAAAGTTGCTGTCTTAACACATTCTTGGATTCCTAAGCATAAAGTAGAGTATTCTAACGAAAAAATACCATATAGAGAATGGGAAGAAGACGGATTACTAACAATACAAGATAAGCCTTATATAGACTACCAAGATGTTTTAAATTGGATAATTAAGATGAATGAGCATTATGTAGTAGAAAAAATTACTTATGATAGAGCGAACGCATTCAAACTAAATCAAGAGTTAAAAAATTACGGTTTTGAAACTGAAGAAACAAGACAAGGAGCTTTGACCTTGAGCCCTGCATTGAAGGATCTAAAAGAAATGTTTTTAGATGGAAAAATAATATTTAATAATAATCCATTAATGAAATGGTATATCAATAATGTTCAGTTGAAACTAGACAGAAACGGAAACTGGTTGCCGTCTAAGCAAAGCAGATATCGTAAAATAGATGGTTTTGCAGCATTTTTAAACACATATACAGATATTATGAATAAAGTTGTTTCTGATAGTGGTGAAGGAAACATAGAGTTTATTAGTATTAAAGACATCATGCGTTAAGGAGGTGAATGTTATCGCAAAAGAGAATATTGTCACACGCATAAAGAAAAAATTGATAGACAATTGGATTGATCAATCAGCTTCTAAGCTTTATGACTTTAGCCCATGGAAAAATAAATCTTTTTGGGGTGTAATCAATAATACGCTTGAAACTAATGAAACGATATTTTCAGCTATTACAAAGTTATCTAATTCGATGGCTAGTTTGCCCTTGAAAATGTATGAAGATTATAAAGTAGTTAATACAGAAGTATCTGATTTACTTACAGTGTCACCGAATAATTCTCTGAGCAGTTTTGATTTTATTAATCAAATTGAAACAATCAGAAATGAAAAAGGTAATGCATATGTGCTAATTGAACGAGACATCTATCATCAACCATCAAAGCTTTTCTTATTAAATCCAGATGTTGTTGAAATGTTAATTGAAAACCAATCACGTGAACTTTATTATTCCATTCATGCTGCAACTGGAAATAAATTGATTGTTCATAATATGGACATGTTGCATTTTAAACACATCGTGGCATCTAATATGGTGCAAGGCATTAGTCCGATTGATGTGTTGAAGAATACAACTGATTTTGATAATGCAGTAAGAACCTTTAATCTTACAGAAATGCAAAAACCAGATTCTTTTATGCTTAAATATGGTTCCAATGTAAGTACAGAAAAAAGGCAGCAAGTGTTAGAAGATTTCAAACAGTACTATGAAGAAAACGGTGGAATATTATTCCAAGAGCCTGGTGTTGAAATCGAACCTTTACCTAAAAAATATGTCTCTGAAGATATAGTGGCAAGCGAGAATTTAACAAGAGAAAGAGTAGCTAACGTTTTTCAATTGCCCTCAATATTCTTAAATGCAAGATCAAATACAAATTTCGCGAAAAATGAAGAGTTAAACAGATTTTACTTGCAGCATACCTTATTGCCAATCGTCAAACAGTATGAAGAGGAATTCAATCGAAAACTTCTTACTAAAACAGACAGAGAAAAAAATAGGTATTTTAAATTTAACGTTAAATCTTATTTAAGGGCTGATAGTGCAACACAAGCAGAAGTGTATTTTAAAGCAGTTCGTAGTGGCTACTACACTATTAATGACATTAGAGAGTGGGAAGATCTACCACCAGTTGAAGGAGGAGAAAAGCCACTAATAAGCGGAGATTTGTATCCAATTGACACGCCACTAGAATTAAGAAAATCATTGAAAGGTGGTGATAAAAATGTCAAAGAAAGCTAAGTATTTCCAAATGAAAAGAAAATCAGAAAGTAAAGGCGAAATATTTATTTATGGCGATATTGTAAGTGATAAATGGTTTGAAAATGATGTAACTGCTACAGATTTCAAAAATAAACTAGATGAACTAGGAGACATCAGTGAAATAGATGTTCATATAAATTCATCTGGAGGCAGTGTATTTGAAGGACATGCAATATACAATATGCTAAAAATGCATCCTGCAAAAATTAATATCTATGTCGATGCCTTAGCGGCATCAATTGCTAGTGTTATCGCTATGAGTGGTGACACTATTTTTATGCACAAAAATAGTTTTTTAATGATTCATAATTCATGGGTTATGACTGTAGGTAATGCAGAAGAATTAAGAAAGACAGCGGATTTACTTGAAAAAACAGATGCTGTTAGTAATTCAGCTTATTTAGATAAAGCAAAAGATTTAGATCAAGAACACTTAAAACAGATGTTAGATGCAGAAACTTGGCTTACTGCAGAAGAAGCCTTGTCTTTCGGCTTGATAGATGAAATTTTAGGAGCTAATGAAATAGCTGCTAGTATCTCTAAAGAGCAATATAAGCGTTTCGAGAACGTCCCAGAAGATTTAAAGAAAGATGTAGACAAAATCACTAAAATTGATGATGTAGATACATCTGAATTGGTTGAAACACCTAAAGAAAGTATGTCACTAGAAGAAAAAGAAAAAAGAGAAAAAATTAAACGCGAATGCGAAATTTTAAAAATGACAATGAATTATTAGGAGGAAATGAAATGCCGACATTATATGAATTAAAACAATCCTTAGGTATGATTGGACAACAATTAAAAAATAAAAATGATGAATTGAGTCAGAAAGCAACAGATCCAAATATTGATATGGAAGACATCAAACAACTAGAAACAGAAAAAGCAGGTTTACAACAAAGATTTAACATTGTTGAAAGACAAGTGCAAGACATTGAAGAGAAAGAAAAAGCGAAAGTTAAAGATAAAGGAGAAGCTTATCAATCTTTAAGTGATAATGAGAAGATGGTTAAAGCTAAGGCAGAGTTTTATCGTCACGCGATTTTACCAAATGAATTTGAAAAACCTTCAATGGAGGCACAACGTTTATTACACGCTTTACCAACAGGAAATGATTCAGGTGGAGATAAGCTCTTACCAAAAACACTTTCTAAAGAAATTGTTTCAGAACCATTTGCTAAAAACCAATTACGTGAAAAAGCTCGTCTAACTAACATTAAAGGTTTAGAGATTCCAAGAGTTTCATACACTTTAGACGATGATGATTTCATTACAGACGTAGAAACAGCAAAAGAATTAAAAGCAAAAGGTGATACAGTCAAGTTCACTACTAATAAATTCAAAGTATTTGCTGCAATTTCAGATACTGTAATTCATGGATCAGATGTAGATTTAGTAAACTGGGTTGAAAACGCACTACAATCAGGATTAGCAGCTAAAGAGCGTAAAGATGCCTTAGCAGTAAGTCCTAAATCTGGATTAGAACACATGTCATTTTATAATGGATCTGTTAAAGAAGTTGAGGGAGCAGACATGTATGATGCTATTATTAACGCTTTAGCAGATTTACATGAAGATTATCGTGATAACGCAACAATTTATATGCGATATGCAGATTATGTCAAAATTATTAGTGTTCTTTCAAATGGAACAACAAATTTCTTTGACACACCAGCAGAAAAAGTATTTGGCAAACCAGTAGTATTTACAGATGCAGCAGTTAAACCTATTGTGGGAGATTTCAATTATTTTGGAATTAACTATGATGGAACAACTTATGACACTGATAAAGATGTTAAAAAAGGCGAATATTTGTTTGTATTAACAGCATGGTATGATCAGCAACGTACATTAGACAGTGCATTCAGAATTGCAAAAGCAAAAGAAAATACAGGTCCATTACCCAGCTAAGCCCCAAAAGGTTAATGTAACAGCTAAGGCTAAATCAGCTGTAATATCAGCCGAATAGGGGTGATGAAATGAGTTTAGAAGAAATTAAATTGTGGTTGAGAATTGACTATAATTTCGAAAATGATTTAATTGAAGGTCTCATTCAATCGGCTAAGTCTGAATTACTATTAAGTGGGGTTCCAGATTATGACAAAGATGACTTGGAATACCCGCTTTTTTGTACAGCGATTAAATATATCATTGCAAGAGATTATGAAAGTCGTGGATACTCAAATGACCAATCTAGAAGCAAGGTGTTTAATGAAAAAGGATTGCAAAAAATGATTTTGAAATTAAAAAAGTGGTAGGTGATTTTTAAATGGAATTTAATGAATTTAAAGATCGCGCGTATTTTTTTCAATATATAAACAAAGGACCATATCCAGATGAAGAGGAAAAAATGAAATTGTATAGTTGCTTTTGTAAAATATATAATCCTTCTATGAAAGATAGAGAAATTTTAAAAACGACTGAATCAAAATCAGGATTAACCATAATTGTTAGGTCTTCTAAAATTGAATATCTACCACAAACAAATCACTTAGTTAAAATTGACAGTGCATTATATTCCGATAAATTATTCAACATTGTAGAAATAAGAATTGATACACCAGATATTGGCTATAATACAGTGGTTTTATCAGAAAAATGAGTGTAGAAATTAAAGGGATACCTGAAGTGTTGAAGAAATTAGAATCGGTATACGGTAAACAAGCAATGCAAGCTAAGAGTGATAGAGCTTTAAATAAAGCATCTGAATTTTTTATAAAGACTTTAAAGAAAGAATTCGAGAGTTTTAAAGATACGGGTGCTAGTATAGAAGAAATGACTAAATCTAAACCTTATACAAAAGTTGGCAGTCAAGAAAGAGCTGTTTTAATTGAATGGGTAGGTCCTATGAATCGCAAAAACATTATTCACTTGAATGAACATGGTTATACAAGAGACGGTAAAAAATATACACCAAGAGGTTTTGGAGTTATTGCAAAAACATTAGCTGCTAGTGAACGTAAGTATAGAGAAATTATAAAAAAGGAGTTGGCCAGATAAATGAATATATTAAACACTGTAAAAGGAATTTTATTATCTGATGCAGAGCTCCAAACATATATAAATTCTAGAATATACTATTATAAAGTCACTGAAAATGCTGAAACTTCCAAACCTTTTGTTGTTATTACACCTATTTATGATTTACCTTCAGACTTTATGTCTGATAAATATCTTAGTGAAGAATACTTAATTCAAATAGATGTAGAATCTTCAAATAATCAGAAAACAATTGATATAACAAAACGAATAAGATACCTGTTATATCAACAAAATTTAATTCAAGCATCTAGTCAGTTAGATGCTTATTTTGAAGAAACTAAACGTTATGTGATGTCGAGACGTTATCAAGGCATACCAAAAAATATATATTATAAAAATCAGCGCATCGAATAGGTGTGCTTTTTAATTTTTAAGGAGGAAATAAGCAATGGCAGAAGGACAAGGTTCTTATAAAGTAGGTTTTAAAAGATTATACGTTGGAGTTTTTAACCCAGAAGCAACAAAAGTAGTTAAACGCATGACATGGGAAGATGAAAAAGGTGGTACAGTTGATCTAAATATCACAGGTTTAGCACCAGATTTAGTAGATATGTTTGCATCTAACAAACGTGTTTGGATGAAAAAACAAGGTACTAATGAAGTTAAGTCTGACATGAGTATTTTTAACATCCCAAGTGAAGATTTAAATACAGTTATTGGTCGTACTAAAGATAAAAATGGTACATCTTGGGTAGGAGAGAATACAAGAGCACCATACGTAACAGTTATTGGAGAATCTGAAGATGGTTTAACAGGTCAACCAGTGTACGTTGCGCTACTTAAAGGTACTTTTAGCTTGGATTCAATTGAATTTAAAACACGAGGAGAAAAAGCAGAAGCACCAGAGCCAACAAAATTAACTGGTGACTGGATGAACAGAAAAGTTGATGTTGATGGTACTCCACAAGGTATTGTATACGGGTATCATGAAGGTAAAGAAGGAGAAGCAGAATTCTTCAAAAAAGTATTCGTTGGATACACGGACAGTGAAGATCATTCAGAGGATTCTGCAGGCTCGTTACCCAGCTAACCCCCAAAATGTTGAAGTAGCAGTTAATTCAAAATCTGCAACAGTTTCAGCAGAATAGGGGCTTTCAAAATAAATCAAAGGAGAATAATTTATGACTAAAACTTTAAAGGTTTATAAAGGAGACGACGTCGTAGCTTCTGAACAAGGTGAAGGCAAAGTGTCAGTAACTTTATCTAATTTAGAAGCGGATACAACTTATCCAAAAGGTACTTACCAAGTGGCATGGGAAGAAAATGGTAAAGAATCTAGTAAAGTTGATGTACCTCAATTCAAAACCAATCCAATTCTAGTCTCAGGCGTATCATTTACACCAGAAACTAAATCAATTATGGTAAATACCGATGACAATGTTGAGCCAAACATTGCACCAAGTACAGCAACGAATAAAACGTTGAAATATACAAGTGAACATCCAGAGTTTGTTACTGTTGATGAGAGAACAGGAGCAATTCACGGTGTAGCTGAAGGTACTTCAGTAATCACTGCTACGTCTACTGATGGAAGCGATAAGTCAGGACAAATTTCAGTGACAGTAACAAACGGATAGGGATTTAAGGCGCAGTATATCTGCGTCTTTTTTATTTGAATAAAAGGAGCTAATACAATGGTTAAATTTGAAATTAAAGATCGTAAAACAGGAAAAACAGAGAGCTATACAAAAGAAGATGTAACAATGGGCGAAGCAGAAAAATGCTATGAGTATTTAGAATTAGTAAATCAAGAGAATAAAAAAGAAGCACCTAACGCAACAAAAATGAGACAAAAAGAGCGACAGTTATTAGTAGATTTATTTAAAGATGAAGGATTGACTGAAGAAGATGTTCTGAACAAGATGAGTACTAAAACTTATACAAAAGCCTTACAAGATATATTTCGAGAAATCAATGGTGAAGATGAAGAAGATTCAGAAACTGAACCAGAAGAGATGGGAAAGACAGAAGAATAATCTCAATAAAAGACATTTTATCGAACATTAAGAAAATACAACGTTTCTGTATGGAGCAGTATGGGTGGACATTAACTGAAGTCAGAAAACAGCCGTATGTAAAACTTTTAGAAATACTTAATG